GTTTAGGTTATGCAGGGGCTCAGAATTGTTTTAGCTGGGATAGAAGCACAACCACAACGACTACAGCAGCACCAACTACAACAACAACAACTTTAGCGAACACTTATTACACAAAATGTCTTCTTAATGAGGTAGAAGTTACCGTTAATGGAAACGGAGAGTTAGAGTTTGATGCAGTTCCTTATAATGAGTTTTTGCTACAAGGACTTAACACAGGTCAGTACTTGCTTAAAAATGTACCTCAAACGCATGCTTTCACTGTCTTAAATGATGGATTTTATCAAAAGATATATGTAAGGGGAGATGCAAATAAAAACATAACACACTTAGGCCCAGACGGAAATCAATATCAGATGTTCTGGGGTGATGTTAAGCTTTATGTAAGCGCTGATTTTGGAATAGCTAGTTACTATACTCACGCAGGTTACGGTGGTGGGCAAAACAGACTCATATTTGAAGAAGAGTGCGGAGATCAATCATACGTAATACCAACAACGACAACAACAACAACACAGATACCATTTATCATATAAAGTAAAGAACCATGGCAAGACAACACATTTTAATCGGAACCGTAGCTAACGATGGCACAGGAGAGGGAATTCGAAGTGCATTCGATAAAAGCAACGACAATTTTATTGAGCTATACGATGACGTAGCACAGTTGAGAACGGACTTTGAAGGAGACGATGCGGCAGACGTAAACTCAGTAAACGGAAGGAATGGGAACGTCACTCTAGACGCAAACGATACACTGTATAGTGTTTTTGAAATAAGTACAGACACAACAGCAGTAGCTGGAGCGGTTTACGTTCTAACAGCAAATTTGGTTCTAACACTGCCATCAAGCCCAACGGTGGGACATAGTGTTAAAATATCAAACCTTTCTCAAGTAGACACTTGCCAGGTAGATGGGGGAGCAGAAAAGATATTAGGATTGTCTGGAGCGTTAACTCTAGATAACAGATATAGTTCTTTTGAAATGGTTTATAGTGGATCAAACAAAGGTTGGGTTGTAATCGGACAAAACTAATAAATTATGGCAACATTATCATCATTTTTTGGAGACGCACAAGGTAGCGGAACTGACACCTCAGTAATAACAGACCCTCGTAAATTGCCTGTTAATCACAGTGCCAGTCCTGTTTACTATAAGTATAGTGATAGTCATTCCTTTTACGGAGATCATGAAAATAATTTTTGGTATTATAGTTATAGCAATACAGGGCAAACTACTGGTGGAGATCCATATACCGCTCCTGGTGGAAACACCAATACGCTTGATGACAATGGTACTTTAGCTAGTAGTACTACATTTGCTAGATTGGGAGCTGATTGGGCTCAATACGACTCTGCTACTTATGCAGGTGAGTGGATAACAATAATGGATCACTCTAACGAGGCTGGTAATTTGTGTTATGTAAAAGGATTTGGGGCTTGGAATGCTACTTATGATTTTAATGCAGGAGATAAAGCTATTTCTAAAATAAGAATTACTGTTGATGGAAGTGCGTATACTTTTCAAACTGTGTTGAGAACCCACAATAATGTAGCTAGTTCTCAATTAGGTTATCAACATCTAGAGTGGGGTCATTTTGGAAGAAGTGGAGGATATTACACTAGTTCTTATGGAGGTAGAGCTGGTAACTTTATAGGGGCTCCGTATGGTGACTACATGAACAGCAGTTGGTTTAACTATGATCAAGAAGATGAATTTGGTGTTTATGATTGGTCTGCAAGAGGTACAACATATGTATTACATCCTTCATGGTTTGTAGAGGGAAGAAGACCTTCTGTAAGATATGAAAACAGTATTAAAGTTGAGTGTGCAGTTAATAAAAGTACAGACACAGTGACTAATGGTACAGGATCAGCAGGTTATACTAATCACAGATATACTCACAGAGCCTACGCAAAAAGAATTGTAGACCCAACAGTTATTATATAAAAAACATAAAACATGGCATTATTATCATCATTTTTTGGAGACGCACAAGGTAGCGGAACTGATTCATCAATAGTAACAGATCCAACTAAAATGCCTTTTCAGGGTAGTAGGTGGAATAATTTATATTTTAAATACGGCTCTACTTCCTACGATGCGATGAACAATCAATATTTCTGGAATGGAGTGAGTTTTCAGTGTGATGAAACTTTTGATTATATGGTATTATCAGCAGAAAACACTTGGGAAACACACGTTGATTACTCAGGTGGTGCAGGTAGGCTATATTGGGTTATTGGAGTTGCAGCAAATGGAGATACAAACACAGAGAGTTGGATGAGGATAACAGTAGACGGTTCCTCTTACACATTTAAGAAGCAAAACATGACAATAGGAGAAGACACCGCAAGTTACTTAGCTTCTAATAAAGAAACAACGACCTCAGGAGGCCCTTATCATGATAAGGCTCTTTGGGGCTATTTTACAGACCTTCCTCAAACTGGTTCAGGATACAATCCGTCTCCTAACAGCTATTATGAGCACGGAGAGCATAGATATGATCCAGCAACTTATTGGGGAACAAGACCAGATAAGTACGGAGTTCGATCAGCAAATCAATATATTGGTGTTTTAAGTGTTGCTTCTTGTTATAAGTGGCAAGTTCCATATCTAAGTTTTTCTAACAGCCTCAAGATAGAACACTATGGGACTACAGGGTTGCTTACAAATCCTGGAAATTACTCAAATTACGCAGCAGCAGGATGGATGAAAGATCCTATTGTACAAATATAAAAAGTTTCATATCATTTAATTAAATGAAGCATATTAGAAAGATTTCTGTAGGAGCTAACTACAAGGATGCTATGCATTATATGATTGATCAAGTCGTTATGGGTGGTGATTGGAAAATACACGCTGTAACGCAAGACGATCTAAGTTACAATGTATGGATACAAAAAGGCGATGAAATAAAAAAATGGAAAGAATTCAATAAGAATATGCCTATTACAATCGAATATAATGTCAATTTTTAATCCATTAAATAAATTCTTAATACAACCACACGGACGGTCAGAATACAACAAAGAGAAAAACGGAGTAATACTTACCTCATCCATAGAAAATCATAAGGATGTAAACCGTATAGGAGAAGTTGTAGAAGTGCCTGTTGGTTACAAAGGAGAAATCTCGAAAGGAGATTTAGTTGTAATACATCACAATATTTTTAGATCATATTATGACATGAAAGGCTATGAGCGTAAAAGCCGTGAGCATTTCAAAGATAATTTGTATCTTGTAGACATATATCAAATATACCTTGTTAAGAAAGATAATAACTGGTTTAGCTTTGATGAGTTTTGTTTTGTCCGTCCAGAAAAAGAGGAGGAGACAGGAGTTTTTGTAGGAAGATATAATAAGAATATAGGAACTATGAAATACACAAACAAGTCTTTGCAAGCATTAGGTGTTACAGAAGGAGATAGGGTTGGATATTTAGATGATAGTGAATATGAGTTCGAAATTAACGACACATTACTCTATCGAATGAAGACTAAAGATATTTGCATTAAATTAAATTAAAATGGATAAAGATTACTGGTACGCTACAACTACGTTCTCAGGAAGCTTTGAGTACGTTTATGTCAAAAGATATTAAAGAAACCATAGAAAGAGTCATTGCTGCAGGCGAAAAGGCTGTAGAGGAGCTCATCAAGGTTGCTCATGATGAAATCATAACAGATGACCCATCAGAAGATTTAGCTGCAGATAGATTGAAAAACGCTGCTGCCACAAAGAAGTTGGCTATATTCGATGCATTTGAGATATTGAACAGAATACAACTAGAAAGAGAAAAGCTCGAAGATGGAGGATCTAAAGAAACCAAAAAAGAAGAGTCTTTCCAAGGCTTCGCTGAGTCGAGAGGTAGAAAGTCTTGAGCTTATGAGGCTTGTTTATCACATTGATTCAAAAGTGATATACAAACTAAATAAAAATAAAGCTTGGGATTATGGCTACAACAAAGACCATGATGTTGTGGTTATATCTAAAACAGGACAAATTGGCGATGTAGTCAATATAAGTGGGTTGAAAATAGCCTTACCTTTGCAGCCAAAAAAAATACATGAGCGCAGCAAGAAAAAAGAGGAGCAGTTCTGGGAGGAGTTTGAATACCCAAAAGAGCTCAATAAGATCAAGACCATATTCCAGTGGAATGGCATGTCGTCTTCATTCAAAGAGTCATGGATCCCATACATTGAAGATGAGTTTGAAAGAAGAGATTCTGGTTTCTGGTTTAAAAATAATGGTAATCCTACTTATATTACTGGGTCTCACTACATGTACCTCCAATGGACAAAGATTGATGTTGGAAAGCCAGAGTACAGAGAATCAAACAGAATCTTTTTTATTTATTGGGAAGCGTGCAAAGCAGACGACAGATGTTATGGAATGTGCTACCTCAAAAATAGACGGAGTGGATTTAGCTTTATGTCATCGTCAGAAACAGTCAACCAAGCTACAATCACCTCAGATGCTAGGTTCGGTATTTTATCCAAGACTGGTGCAGATGCCAAAAAAATGTTCACCGACAAGGTTGTCCCAATCTCAACAAACTATCCATTCTTCTTCAGACCAATTCAAGATGGTATGGATAGACCAAAAACAGAGCTTGCCTACAGAGTACCAGCATCAAAGCTCACAAGAAAGAATATCGAAAATACAGAAGACACAGACAATCTTACAGGGCTCGACACAACTATTGACTGGAAAAACACTGGAGATAACTCCTACGATGGGGAAAAGCTACGACTCCTTGTGCATGATGAATCTGGAAAATGGGAACGTCCAGATAATATCCTCAACAACTGGCGTGTCACTAAAACTACGCTAAGATTAGGTCGTAGGATTATAGGAAAGTGTATGATGGGATCAACATCAAACGCTTTAGATAAAGGAGGAGACAACTTCAAAAAACTATTCTACGATAGCAATCCACAGGAAAGAAACTCCAATGGACAGACTAAAAGCGGACTATATCATCTTTTTATTCCAATGGAATGGAATATGGAAGGTTTTATAGATATGTATGGACAGCCTGTGTTTAGAACTCCAAAAGAGGAAACGCTAACAACATATGGTGATTACATCGATCAAGGAGTATTGGATTATTGGGAAAATGAAGTTTATTCTTTAAAAAACGATGCAGACGCATTAAATGAATTTTACAGACAGTTTCCGAGGTCAGAGAACCATGCATTTAGAGATGAGTCTAAAAACAGCCTTTTTAATCTAACAAAGATATACGAACAGATAGATTACAACGACACTACAGGTATCGAGTCTATTGTTCAAAGAGGAGACTTTCATTGGATGGACGGTAAAAGAGATTCACAAGTTGTCTGGATGCCTAATAGAAAAGGCAGGTTCTATGTAACTTGGTTACCACCAAAAGAACTGAGGAATAATGTAAGAAAAGACGGAGGAAAGTTTTTCCCTCTTAACGACCACATAGGAAGCTTTGGTTGTGACTCTTATGATATATCTGGAGTTGTTGGTGGGTCAGGTTCAAAAGGTGCTTTACATGGGCTTACAAAGGTTAATTTTGACAACGCTCCATCTGAACTGTTTTTCCTGGAATACATAGCAAGACCACAAACAGCAGAGTTGTTTTATGAGGATGTTTTGATGGCAATGCATTTTTATGGAATGCCTATATTAGTTGAGAATAATAAGCCAAGGTTGCTTTACTATATGAAGAACAGAGGCTATAGAGCTTTCTCTATGAACAGACCAGACAAGCTAAAACACGATCTTTCTAAGTCTGAAAGAGAGCTTGGTGGAGTTCCTTCATCACAAGCGGTGATATCTATTCACGCTGAAGCAATTGAAGCTTACATAGAGAAGAATGTAGGAGTAGACAATATAGGTGTCTACAGAGATGTAGGGGCTATGGGAAAGATGTATTTTATGAGAACATTGAAGGATTGGTCCAACTACAACATATTTAATAGAACCAAGTTTGACGCCACAGTTAGCTCTGGTCTAGCCATAATGGCAAATCAAAGATTTATAAATAAGCCTGAGAAAAAGTATAATAAAATAAACGTTAACTTTGCAAAGTACGATAATACAGGCCTGAACAGCGAAATTATAAAGTAACGGTATGCTAAGAGACGACTTTAAAATTGCTAACATTTCTTTTCCTGATCAGCTAGCGCCTGACTCAAAAAAAGCCTCCAAGGAGTATGGACTCACGGTTGGAAAGGCAATAGAGTCAGAGTGGTTTAGAAAGGATAATGGAGCAGCAAGATTTTATAACAACAGAGATAATTTTCACAAGTTGAGGATGTACGCTCGTGGAGAGCAGTCTGTTCAAAAATACAAAAACGAATTAGCGGTCAATGGTGACACTTCTTATTTAAACCTTGACTGGACTCCTGTACCTATCGTACCAAAATTCGTAGATATTGTTGTTAACGGTATGTCGAACAGATTGTTTGATGTTAAGGTAGAGGCTGTAGACGACACGTCTAGGACTAGAAGACAAGACTATAGAACTGAGATAGAAAAAGATATGCTAGCTAGACCTATCTTGGAGCATATACAAAGTCAAACAGGTGTAAATGGTTTTGTTAATGACCCTGCTGCCCTGCCAGAAACATCAGAAGAGTTAGAGCTACATATGAAGCTCGCCTACAAACAAAAGATAGAGGTGGCAGAAGAAAAGGCTCTAGAAGCTATTCTCAACGTAAATGATTTTGAGCTTACAAAAAGAAGAGTTGATGAAGATGCAACTGTTATCGGAATATCAAGCGTAAAGCATAGCTATAATACCCATGATGGTATTAAGATAGAATATGTAGACCCAGCAAATATGATATGGTCCCCTACGGAAGACCCTAATTTTGATGATTGCTATTATTTCGGAGAGGTAAAAAACGTTAACATAACCGAATTAAAAAAAATAGACCCATCTTTAACACAAGAAGATATCAAAGATATATCTAAGTTAAGTGCAAAGTGGGATGCATATCAAGGTATAAGAGGAGGTTACAAGACAGACAATTTCGATTCAAATACAGCCACCTTACTATATTTCTGCTACAAAACAGATAAAAACATTGTATATAAGGTTAAGGAGACTGCTAATGGAGGGAAAAGAGCTATAGAAAAAGATGACTCTTTTAGCCCACCAAAAACAGAGCAGGCTCGATTTGTAAAACGCTCAAAAAGAATAGATGTATGGTACGAAGGTGTTCTTGTTCTAGGGACGAATTACGTTCTCAAGTGGGATCTAATGAAAAACATGGTGAGACCAAAGTCAGGAATACAAAAGGTGTATGCTCCATACATTGTAAGTGCGCCAAAAATGTACAGAGGTCAGATTGATTCTATTGTAAAAAGAATGATTCCTTTTGCGGACCAAATACAACTTACACATTTAAAATTACAGCAAGTAATTCAAAAAATGATTCCAGATGGAGTATACTTGGATTTAGACGGTATTGCAAGTGTTGATCTTGGAAATGGAGCTATTTATAATCCGAATGAAGCTCTCAGCATGTATTTCCAGACTGGAAGTGTTGTGGGACGAAGTTTGACCGAGGAAGGTGAATTTAATAATGCAAAAGTACCTGTACAGGAACTAACTAGCTCAGGATCTAATGCAAAAATAAATTCTTTAGTTTCCATGTATAATCATTATATACAAATGATAAGAGATGTCACAGGAATCAATGAGGCGAGAGATGCTTCTACTCCTGATGCAAAAACTCTTGTTGGTGTACAGAAGCTAGCGGCACTAAACTCTAATACGGCCACTAGACACATACTTCAATCTGGAATTAACCTAGTTAACAAGCTTATTACTGCAGTATCTTATAGATTCTCTGATATGCTTGAATATGGGGACATGAGAGACAGTTTTGTTAATATGATCGGTGGTCATGCAGTTGATATATTAGAAGATATAAAGTCTCTTCATATACATGACTTTGGGATTGAAATTGAATTGCATCCAGATGAGGAAGAGAAAAATATGCTTGAACAAAACATACAACAATCTCTTCAAGGTGAAAAAATAGATTTAGATGACGCTATAGACATAAGAAATGTCAAAAACATAAAGTTGGCTAACATGCTTCTCAAAATAAGAAAAGGTAAAAAAGAGGTTCTTGATTTAAAGAAAAAGCAAGCCAATATTAATATGCAGACAGAGTCTAACATAAAATCAGCTCAAGCTGCTTCTCAATCTCAAATGCAAGAAATGCAATATAAGTATCAGGCAGAAATGGAGCTAGAGAAAACAAGAGCAACTTTCGAAATACAAAAGATGCAGGAAAAAGCAAAGCTTGATTTAGAGATTATGAAACAAAAATTCGAAATCGATCTTGCAACAAAAAGTTTGGAACAGAGAGGGTTGGAGAAGAGAGAGACGATGAAGGAAGATAGAAAAGACCAAAGGATTGACAAACAGAGTTCTAATCAATCAAAAATGATAGAGCAAAGAAAAAATGATCAGATGGCTGTCGATTTTCAAAATGAATCGTCAAATGAAATGGTAAGTAGAATATTGGGGTCATAAAGGGCTCTTTTATTCTTTTTAATTTTGCAAATAATTAAATAAATTTAAATTAAATATAATGGCAGATTTTAAATTAAGATCGTTGGATGAAGACGATTCTAAAATAACCGTAAGGACTGAAGAAACAAATAAAGAGCAATCGGTCGAAGAGGGAAAAGAAGTGCAAGAACCTGTACAAGAACAGGTGCAAGAACAAGCACAAGAACAGGTGCAAGAAGAAGTACAAGAGCCTGTTCAAGAAGAAAAACAAGAAACCGTTGAGGTTTCAGATGAAGATAGAGTTAGAGAATACCTAAGCAAGTATGATCTGAATCTAGATGACGTTCTTTCAAATAACGATAAGCAAGAAGATAAAATCGAGCTTACAGAAGATGTGGAAGCCTTTTTAAAGTATCAAAAAGAGACAGGAAGAGGCTTGTCTGATTATATGAATTTAAGCAAAGACTACGATAGTATGTCTGAATTAGATTTATTAAAATCATACATTAAAGAAAACAAGCCACATTTTGACGATGAAGACATATCTTATCACATTGGAAAACATTTTTTGTCTGATGATGATGATAGTGAAGATTCGAAGCGAGACAAAAAACTTGCATTAAAAGAAGAGTTGTATAAAGCTAAAGAGCATTTTTCTACTCAGAAGGAGAAATACTACAAGCCACTTGAGTCAAGTGAAGCCAACGTACCTGAACAGTATAAAGAAGCTTTTAACTTTTATAGCGAATATAAGCAGAACCAGGAAAAGCAGGATTCTTTAGTGAAACAGAGAGCTGAGGTTTTCAAAAACAAAACCGATGAACTTTTCAATCAAATCGAAGGTTTCGAGTTTGACTTAGGAGAAAAGAAACAGGTTTACAAACTAAAGGATAAAGAGTCCGTAAAAAGCCGAAACTCAAACATAGCAAACTTCGTAGGAGGTTTCTTGAATGAAAAAGGTGAAGTTAGTGATGCTGTGGGTTATCATAAAGCGATGACTGTAGCAAACAATCCTGATGCATTCGCCAAGTATTTCTACGATTTGGGAACTGCAGATGCTGTTAATGGTCTAGTAAAAGAGACAAAAAACATTGACATGTCTGTAAAACAAAACGTAGTTACTGGCAGTGATGGGGCAACTAAATTCAGGGCTGTAACTGAAGATGCTGGTTCTAGATTGAAAATTAGAAAAAGAAGTTAAAAACCTTAAAAATTATTTAAAATGGCTGTAACAATGTCACCTACTCCTGCTGGAGTACCGATTACACCTGCTCCAACTAAGTCGGTGTTATCAACTAACTACATCACAGATTTTGATTTTTTAAATCAGTATCTCCCTGATCTTTATGAAAAAGAATTTGAGCGTTATGGAAACCGTTCGATTGCATCTTTCTTACGTTTAGTAGGTGCTGAACTTCCTTCAAACTCTGACCTTATCAAATGGACA